CATTACAATTGGTATTATACTGTTGCAAATCGACAGAGATGAATATAGGAGAACGAAGCATGACGATGCCGTACGAACGCAGACGCGCAGTGATTCAGACTGAAGAATTTCTACGCGGTTTGTGCAGAGATATACCACGAGTGCCTAAGGCTGTTCGTGAAGAAGCGCGGCGATTGCTTAAACATTATCCGTCTGCGTACTATATGGATGAAGCCGCTGAACAATGTCCTGATATTTTTGGAAACTGGAAAAATGAGAAATAGATACGGTGATGAATATTATTGGCAACAGATCGGTGAGAAAGAATATCGGTTTGTAATGGAAGGCAAGTCGATGGACCACTGTCGTATCGGCGGTAAACCATTTCAAGAAGGACTTGATCCGAATGACCTTGGCATGTTTGATCCGAGTGGTGGTCCTTATGTTGGAGTTGGTAGTGGAATCTACTGGGATGAAATCAAAGGTGCTGAAAAACAAGAACCTTTGACTGTGACACGAATTCGCTCGACTGATGAAGGCTTTATTGTTGAGGTTGAGTGATGAGTGACTATTATCCCGACAGTTGGGTTGTACTGAAAATCAAAGAAGGCAAGTATGATCGTGGATTCTACAAAGTGCTTGCTGGTTGGTCAGGCGGTTATCTTGAGGGTGACCGCTGGCGAATGAACAGTGGTATTACTCGTGTTGTTGAAGAAAATAAGTCTTGGGAGTTTTATGGTTCAAGCGGTAGTTGCTATGTTTGTCGCAAAGGTGCTTACCGCTTGACTATGGCAAACAGTGGAGTGTATAATCAACTCAAAGAGAATGAAGCATTCGAAGGGCAGATTACACTGATGCCTGAAGACACGAATTGGATGGAGATTAAGTGGTGAATGAACTTATTGAACACTGCCTGTATGAATCAGGTTTGACCGCACAGGGATGCTGGGACGAACTTGACGATTATGCTAAAGAGGCGATTGAAAGATTCGCAAAGTTGATTGTTAAAGAATGTTCCGACAACGGTCACAGGTGGAATTATGATAGTGAAACTTGAAGAAGACCCGTTGACAGGCGAACTGATCTTGCCTTTGCCTGATGAGATTATGGAAGAACTTGACATCGACATCGGTGATGAGTTAGAATGGATAGATAATGAAGACGGTACAATTACAATTCGTAAATTTGATTTTAGGAGATATGCGCAATGAGTGAGTTCAAATTAGATGTCGATGCTGGTACTTGGTTAGATGCTAAAGGCGCAACGACTACAGTATTCATTGGTGATGCATGTGAACCATGTGTAGAGATTGTAGAGACATATGAAGAGTTGATCGATAAAGAACTTCAAGCACATTGTGTCGGCGATTTGATCCTCAAAAGAAATCAACCAGACGCGGAAGAATTTGTGAATGCGATGGCTGAAGCGGCAGAGTACGCAAGACAAAGATACGAGGCAATGAAAGAATGAAACGTAAGTTTGTTGAAGCGTTCATGGATGTTGCCGAGCGATTCGCGCAACTGAGTACGGCAAAACGTTTACAAGTCGGCAGTATTATTGTGAAAAATAATCGCATTATTAGCATTGGTTATAATGGAATGCCTAGTGGATGGACCAATGAATGCGAAGAAGAATACCTCTATGAAGATGGTGGTCGAGAGTTTAAGAGTAAGCCAGAAGTACTTCATGCTGAGACAAACGCAATTGCAAAAGTAGCACAAAGTCCTGAGAGTTGTGAGGGCGCTACAATGTTCTGTACTCATACGCCATGTATTGACTGCGCTAAATTGATATACCAAAGCGGCATCAAAACATTGTATGTGAAGAACAGATATGAAGCAAGAAAAGGAAGTGGTCTAAATTTTTTAATTAAAAGCGGTGTAGAAGTTTTCATGGAGGACGATCATGAATAAGATTACCAAAGAGAATGTGATTCGTTGGGGTAAAATGGCACTAATCATGCCAATCGTTTTAGTCTGGGACACAACATTCTGGCTCGTAACTTTTCTTCAAAAGAATATGGAGAAGTTTGATGAGTGGGGCGGCAAACTAATTGAGGAGTTCATCGATGTCTAAACGTTATTTTAGAGTTACCCTTGCTGGCTACGGCGGTGAGTTTACCATGGGTCAAGTATCAGAAGAATTCTATGAGCGATGGAAAGACACTGATGACGATGAGCAGACACTAGGTGATTTTATCAATGATGTCGATTGGGAAGAAGGACTTGAGCAATACAATTCTCCTGATATGACTGAGCATGGTAACAATTCGTGGCATGAGTTTGATGAGTTGTCGCACAACTATGGTTGTTATAGTGATTCGTGGTACTATGTCGAAGAAGTTGATGCACCTGAACATAATGCAAAGATTTTATCTAATGAAGAACGCTATGAAATTAACGCTATGATCGGTTATGAACGTTACACTTGTTTCTCTGAGGACTATGTGACAGTTCCTGTTCTGATGTGTCACTCTGGAGAGAAAGGTCAGTTTGGTCATATCTTCGTTGAAACTGATGGCGATGATTTTGATCCTCAGAAGATGTCATTTCTAGCAGTTGAGTCAGACATGTGTGAACTCGTTGAAGGCGCACTGTACGATGGCCGACAACTCGACATCGAATACGACTGGTGCGATACAGTCGGCAAGAGTTTCTTCTGCGAACTTGGTAGGGTGAATCTCGACTGGCTTGATCCATACCCAGATGAAGCAACAATTAGTGAATATTACGATGATTTTTCATGAAAAAATGCTTGACAATGGGGCATAAATACAGTAAAATTAGTATTGTTCTGTTGAATTTTAGGAGTTTCCTATGAAAAAGTACTTAACTGCTGTTGTTGCCGCGCTGGCGCTGGGTGTGTCTGTCAATGCTTCAGCATGGGGCGATAAAGAGCAAGGCATTCTGATCGGCATTGCTGGCACTCTTCTGGGTCAAGAGTTGATTCAGAATCATCGTCATCATGGCGCGCATGGCTCTTATGGGTCACCAGCTCCTGTTTATATTCCTCGTGGTTACGGTACTCGTTATCTCGAAGGTGTTCGCGATGGATATAGCACTCGCATTCAGGCAGAGATCGAACAGATTCGTGCGTGTGAACGCCGACAAGATTCTCTGATCTACCAGTGTGGTTCTGGAAATAGTGTTGCTTGTCGGATGATTGCTGACTGTAGTTTTTAATTGAGCGAAATTATATTATGATTCTTGAATTCTTCTTTGGTCTCTATGTCCTAGCCAATATAATGATTCCCATAATCATACTAGGCGCTATCGTCTGGTTCTTATGGGAATTTGCTGGCTTTATCTTTAAATTACTTGGTATTGGATTGCTGTTCATTATCTTGTTATTCTTTTTTGTGAGTTTATTGTTATGACCCCGCCTAAAGAAGGCCGTGGCGATCCAATGGTTCGCGCAGACGGTCGAACTAAGCCTGATCGTAAATGGTATCCAGAAGACTTCGACTGGTATCTAAAGTGGATTGCTTCTCTGACTATTCTCACATCATTAGCAATGAGAGCGGCAGGTCCAGAATATCGTATGTATGACTTGACAATCGGCTTCATAGGCATTATTCTATGGACATGGGTATCAATAATATGGAAAGATAGGGCGCTTATCATGCTCAATGCTGTTTCAGGTTTTATGATAGCGACTACAATATTGAGAGAAATGGCATGAACGTATTTCCACTAGAACACGGCGACAATGACTATCCTTGTCCTGTCGCCTCTGCTAAATCGCAGTGTGACAAACATGTAGTCAAAATGCCTACAGAGTCTGGTCAGATGTTATCGACTGCGCATCGTATGCTTGACGGCAAACTTGAGATGCGCCCATCAAAATCTGGTAAGCGCATGGTCAAGTATTGGGACCTGTTCGAAGGTATTGATGATCTCGAAATGGAAATGATACTGTACAAAGCAGTACATATGGGTCATCCCTGTACAGTGTGGACTATGGAAACAGAGTCAAACTATCGTTGGCACTGGGAGCATATGTTCGCGCTCTGTCAAGAATACACACATCGGTATGGCAAGATTCATGGTGCTGAGAAAGTTCTCTGGCCTCTGCGTACACCACCCCGCAATATACCGCACGGTCCTTTGACTAAAATGCCACTCGCAATGAAGTCTAATCCTGAGTGTATGCAGGATGATGTTGTCGAGTCTTATCGCGCATACTATCAAACAAAGCAAGAGCGTTTCTCTATGACATGGAAAAATCGCGATGTTCCTGGTTGGTTCTCTGTAGCATAGATATAAATACTTCGATAACTTAATTCGGAGTATTAACATGGCCAGAGGTCTAACACATCCTACTGCACATGTCGGTAAGGCTATTAAGCATTTAAAGACCAATAAAGAATACATCTATACGGGATTCGAGTTCAGTAGAGATGTCATGACATTGGTCGGAAATGTTGACAAGATCATTGATGAGATTGGCACTAAGAAGAAAACTGGTGCTATCTTTTATTTTAAAGAAAAGACTGGCAATAAGAAAGCGGGTGTAGTCTATTATGCTACTTCCGTTTCGTCTAGTTCCAATATCAATGCTGGCAAACTTGGTATGCAATACTCTGGCGCAAAGGGCGCGACTGAGAACCTAGGCATTCAAGCAAGCAATTTAATCCTGAAAGGCACTTCCGAAAAATTGACAATCAATGGTCAAGAAGGTGTATCGTGTAAAACTTTCAGCGACCTCAAAACACTTAGAACATCTGTTATATCTTACATGAAAAGTTCGAATAAAGTCGGCAATCATATTGTTGATGCTGTCGATGAATGGTTTGCTAGTACATCACTGAAAAACTTCGATTGGCAAGACAAGTCATTTCAAGACTCTGAGATAAATGAACTTGGAAAATATCTCGGTGAAATCATCATTGGTGCTGTCGCACTCAAGAATAAATCTTCACTGATATCGCAAAATCCATTCAAGGGAAAAGCAAAAAAGTTTATTGTACCCGATGATCCTTCCTTCTCTGGTGTTGACTCTGCTGTAATGTTGGACGATGGCACACTTGTTCCTATTTCTTCAAAAGCAGGAGTAGGCGCTAAAGCGTCTATCTTCACCAACTTCTTGCCGAAAGTAATCAACAAAACAAATCTACCCGCAAGCGTGATTAAAGATTTAGTTGATTCTGCAAAGAAAGCAAATATCACAAAAGCGAAACTCGATGCAAAGCAAGGATCAAAAGACATTGTATATGAATACGGCGTGAGAAAGATTTTAGGACTGAAGCAGTCACAGGTAAATGATCCATATGCAGTGTACACTGAGATACGTCAAGGTTCACTGAAAGGAAATCTGACAGATTTTTCTGCGCCTACATTGAAAGTAATATCAGCGATTGCAAAGCATCCAGATATACCGCAGAATGTAAAAGACGCACTGCCATTATCAGTCACCTCTGCATTCAATCGTGAAATCGCAAGAAGACTAAATGAAGATTCTGTATCACAAGACATCGTTGCTAATATCCTTGCAGGCAAGAATTTTTATCAAGCAAATTTAGACCTAAATAAATGGAAGAAAGGCGAAGTTTACTTTAAACTTTTACTGTCTGGTAATGCGAAGACATCTTTCATTGGAAGTAAAGCGGCGATCAATGACATTGATGCTAAACAAGGTCTAGTAAATTACGAGTTGAAATATTAATGAAAAATTTTAATCAGTTTCTTATTGAACAAAAAAATACTCATATGGAACACGTTGAGGATTTGATCTTCAACGAAGGTGTCGATGGCACACGAAAAGCAATTAACTTTCTGCGTGATCTTAGAGACATGCTGGCTGGACATAATAAAAGCAAGATATCTCGAACTGTGAAATGGGATGGTGCGCCTGCTGTGTTTGTGGGCATCGATCCAAGTGACGGCAAGTTTTTTGTCGCGAAGAAAGGCGTTTTTAACAAAAATCCAAAGGTTTATAAGACTCCTGCTGATGTAAAAGCAGATACGTCAGGCGACTTACAGAAAAAGCTATTGATAGCACTGAGTGAGTTTTCGAAGTTAGGTATTAAGTCTGGTGTATATCAAGGCGATCTAATGTTCACGAAAGGAGATGTAGCTACGGAGACCATTGATGGGCAATCTTATTATACTTTCCAACCTAATACTATCGTTTATGCTATTCCTACTAACAGTAGTCTTGGCAAACAAATCGCAAGAGCTAAGATTGGAGTGGTTTGGCATACTACTTATACCGGTAATAGTCTTGAATCTATGTCTGCTTCTTTTGGCAAGAGCATAGTATCGAAGTTCAATGCGAGTAGTTCTATATGGCAAACCGATGCGACATACCGTGACGAAACAGGAAACGCTACCTTCACAAAAGCAGAAACAGATGCTATCACATCACTGCTATCAGATGCTGGTAGAACATTTAGAAAAGTACCAGCGTCATTGTTGAATGCTTTCAAAGATAACAATGAACTATTGATCAGAGTAAAAGCATACAATAATTCATTGATCAAGCAAGGCAAGCGAATTAATCCACGTACTCATATGAAAGGCATGTTCGATAACATTCATAGTTTCTATCAAAAAGAAATCGACAAAAAGAAAACACAGAAGTCTAAAGATGAGTGGACACAGAAAAGAAAAGATGTCATGAGTGTGTTCACACGACACAACTCGGCCGACTTTCAGAATCTATTCATGCTGATGAATTTACTCGTTGATGCGAAACAAATGATTGTAGACAAGATGAACCAAGCAACTGCGCTAGGAACATTCTTGAGAACAAAGCAAGGATTTAAGGTAACGAATCAAGAAGGCTTTGTTGCTATTGATCACATGTCAGACGGAGCAGTTAAAATTATTGATCGCATGGAATTCTCTCGTGCTAACTTTTCTCCAGATGTAATTAAAGGATGGCAAAGATAGTGCATGGCGAAGCATGAACATAACTTCCAAATTCTTGGACTACAGAGATCAGGCACTAATTTTCTTGAACAATTATTAAAAGATAATTGTGAACAAAAAAGATCAGTGGGCATAATTAATATGTGGCATCAACGCCAGCTTAATGGTATATGGAAACATGCTTATGATGTTGATCCAGAAGACCTGAAGATTGCACAGAAGAATGAGAAAGGCTTATATAGACCTGAGATAGAAAGACAGCAAACGGACTCGACACGAGCGCCAGCTGGTAGCAAACTATTGGACGTGGATAATCCTGCGATCACATCTAAAAATTACATTTGGATACACAAGCATCCTTACTCGTGGCTTGAGAGTGTTACGAATAAATCCGTAGATATACTAAATACATATAAATGGGTTATCGCAAGACGCGAAGATCAAGACAATGAGTTTGTCTTTTTCAATGATAAAAAACAAGCATTAAATACATTGCGGTTGTGTGAACTATATAGAGAGCATACATTATATTGGTTCAGCGTATTCAAACGTAAACCAGCACTGAATCATAAAAGAATAATGTATGAGCAGTTGATACAGTCGAAGGAAGATACTCAGAGGCATATGGATGAAATATCTGAGCAATTCAATTTTCCTTTAAAAAAAGAGCTATTAATACCAGATAGAGTTTCACAGTCTGCTAAGTGGGACTCTACGAGGCACGCTAAATACACTAAGATAGAAATTAGAAAGTTTAGTTGGAAACAAATACAGAAATATAATGAAGTGTTGACCACGCCAGTATTCAGACGGCTTGGTTACAAGATGATAACAACACATGAAGAATACATGCAACACAAGGTTGCACCGTAAAATTTTATAAATATAACGTTAAACCATTAATGTGCAGTTTAGGCTACGGCAGACCTGCGCTCAAAGGATAAGGCTAAGGCAATCTCCATATGAAAAAAGAAGAAAACACTCCTAGCAATAATGATGAGGGAATCGGGCGAACCGCGGCGGCGGAAAATTCTCTTGTTGATGAGCTAAATGAACTATCCGAAGAGCGTGGGTCTGTCGTGGTTCTATCTTTTGGTCGAATGAATCCGATCACATCGGGACACCAAAAGTTAGTAGACAAGATCAACAAAGAAGCCAAATCACGTAAAGCAACTCCACAGCTATACGTATCACACTCGCAAGACAAGAAAAAGAATCCACTATCATACGACCAGAAGGTCAAGTTCGCAAAGAAAGCGTTCGGCAACATTGTCGTAAAGTCTCCTGCTAGAACTATCATCGAAGTCCTCAAAACACTCGACAACAAATTCAAAGATGTTGTGGTTGTTGTGGGCAGTGATAGAGTCTCCGCGTTCAAAAAACTGTTAAACGATTACAACGGCAAAGATTACACATTCAACAGCATCGAAATAGTAAGTGCTGGTGAGCGTGATCCAGATGCCGATGACGTATCAGGAATGAGCGCATCTAAGTTAAGAGCATTAGCAGTCGCAGGCAAATACAAAGAATTTAAGAGTGGACTTCCACGTAAGCTAACGGATAGAGACGCGAAAGAGATGTACGAAATTGTTCGTACACAAATGGGTATTACTGAAGACCTTTCATTGCAAGAAGTATTGAATATTCAACAGCGTATGCGCAAGAAGATAGCAATGCGCAGAATCAAGTCAAAGATCAAGCGTGGTAGAATGAGAGCCATGCGCAGACTTGCATCGAATGATAAATTAAAGGTCCGATCAAAGAGAAAAGCTAGAGAACTTCTTCGTAAGAGAATGATGGGCGCACAAGGCAAAGATTATAAATCGCTGTCAACTTCATCTAAGATTGCAATCGATAGAAGACTTGAAAAGAAAAAAGACGCAATTACAAAAATTGCAAAACGGCTATTGCCGAAAGTAAGATCGGCAGAGAAAGATAGACTTCGTAGTTTTCAACAAAGAAAAAATCTGAAGAACTCCATTGAGCAAGATTTCGAATATCTTGAAATAATCAATGAAATGCTCACACAGATTGACATGGAAAACATTACAGAATCAGTTGAAAAAAATCTAATTAAAAAGAGTGAGCGTTATGGACTCTCTCTCAACGAAATCAAAAAAGAATATGTACATCTCAAGAATGAGATATCAGAAGAAAAAGACGTATTCCAAACACTGAATGTTGCATTAGCAAATCATCAAAGAACACAGATCGAAGAAGCACTTGAATATCACAAAGACAATGAAGTGCCGCTAATAGAAAATGTGTTCCGTGTTGGCAGTGTTAATTATTTTAAATTATTTAATGAAGCACGAAAATCTGGACTTGAATTTGCAGACTATGATAAAAGTATTTTAAATACTGACATCGGTGAATTTGCACAATATAATGAAGAATGGGTACCACTCGATTGTCCTATGATCGAAGAAGAGAAAGAAGGTGAAGAGAGTAAAGAACTCAATAAACCAAAACGTGGTGGTCCTAAAAAGTTTTATGTTTATGTAAAAGATCCAAGCACAGGCAACATCAAAAAAGTAACATTCGGCGACACTACTGGTCTCAAAGCAAAGATTGATAATCCTGAAGCAAGAAAGTCATTTGCCGCTAGACACAAGTGTTCAACTCAAACTGACAAAACTTCCGCGGCTTATTGGGCATGTAGATTGCCTCGTTATGCGAAATCACTAGGTATGTCAGGTGGTGGCAATTTCTTCTGGTAATTTAACATGTCTAAAGTATACAAAGATACAATAATTAATGATAATAGTTTTTATCGACAATTTCATCTAGATGAAGAGGACGAAGAATACGTATGGCATAGAGATCATAAAGATAGAGAACTCTATGTTGTCGCTGGGTATGGTTGGAAATTTCAATACGAAAATAAAATGCCGATCGAATTGAATACAGGTGATACGATAAATATCTCGAAAATGGAATATCACAGGCTGATTAAAGAAGAAGCCGAAACAGGTTTAATCTTAAAGATAGTAGAGAAATGAAATCATTTAATAATTTCACAGAAGAAAAAAACGAAGGCTCTCACGAGAAAGCGGCCAAAGAACGTATCAAACGCGAGCGCAGAAGTGACGCTAATAAGTTTGATCGAATCATGGATCGTGCGAAAGTGGCTGACGCAAAAGAAAAAGCGATGAGTACTAAGCCTAAAGCCGTCGCCGAAGAAGTAAGAGAAATTACAATGCAACCTGATCTTGATCGATTGATCAATCGTGTTGCAAATAAAAATGCATATAAGAAAGCTATTCGTTACTATCTAGACTATCGTAAAGCGAATCCAGGTAAAGCGAAGCAAAACGCAGTTAGAGTTGCACAGATGACAGGCGCAGATTATAGAAATTTAGAATTGATTTTCCATCAAATGATTCGCGATGGAAAACTACCAAAGCATTTAGCATGGAGACAGGACTTAATTCAACAAAAGCCTAGTCTCATGCAAAAAATTAAAAAGATGATGACCAAGTAAGGGAGAATATCATGGATTTGAAAGATACACCAGCAAGTTTGATGAGCGCAGTTAGAGATATCATGATGAAAAATCAGAATCTCTATCAAAATGATGTAGAAGCGAAATACAGTAAATACAGCACAATACCTGCCGCTACTCCAGATGAAGTGGCAGTTGATGCTGAAAGAGACTCAGGAGCGCAAGACGTTGATCCAGAAACAATTATTCCTGGTTCTAGCGGTACTGCTGAAGTTGAAGCATCCGTAGAAGAAGTACCAGATGTTTCTGAACCAGAACAACCAGAAGAATAAGAAGGACTAACATGACATTCAATATCGAAGAGGCTGTGCAGACTATTCAACTGAAGAAAGTTGCTAAGGTTCTTGCACCTATGGCACGTAAAAATCGTAAGTTAGATGGTCTCGTTAAAGATTTAGAGAAAGGCAAAATGCCAAAAGTATCATCATATAAAAAGAATGATGATGTTGTTGCCGCGTTCGCTGAGGTCATGGGTCCAGATCAGACAATGAAACTGTTTGGCATTAAAGAGGAAACATACTCGCCTCAGAAACATGAATGGGGAACAGATGCAAGCAGAAAATTTGCCAAAGAAAAAACTCCAGGCGAGAAAAAAGAAAAAGAAATTGACGAAGCGAAGTTCAGTGTAGACATCGAAGGTCTACCACGTTTCTATATGGACAGCGACTCTCCTGGTAAAGTCAAGAAAGCACTCCGCTCGTTGTTGAAAAAACCAGCGATGATTAAAGATGTCGAGCGAACGCCTGACAGCAAAGTTAAAGCAGATTATAGGGGCCGCGCCGCGGGTAAAGAAGATATGGAAGAAGAAAAGAAAATGAAAGGCAAAGATCCTTGCTGGAAAGGTTATGAGATGGTCGGCACAAAGAAAAAGAACGGCAAAGAAGTTCCTAATTGTGTGCCTAAAGAAGAGACTGAAGTGAAAGAAGCAAAGGAATATTTTCTGACTGGTCTTGATTACAAAGGCACAAAGCACACATATAAGCGCCGTGGTCCTAAAATGACTGATCCTATTGTTGTCTATATTGACGGCAAAGAGTGGAAAACATTTAAGTCAATGCCTCTCGCAAAGAAAGAAACGTTGAACTATATTAAAGGCATGAAAGAAGAAGTCGAGCAGGTTACTGAAGCTACCTCTATCAGAGTAGATATTCCTTACTTTGATGATGAACCAGCACGAGCCAAAAAGGTTCAAAGAAAACATCGTGTCAAGGTAGTTGACAAAGGTAGAGATTATCAAATCACTGGTGATAAAAAGAACATTGTTAAGTTCTTGATGGACAAAGATACTTTAGAATGGCGTAAAGATGAAATTGAAGATGAATTTCCAGAACTTTTCGAATCAGTCGAGCAGACAGATGAAGCAAAGAATTATAATGCAGAGATTCGGCGTCAAAAAAATATTGCTTCTAAGCAACGTGGAAAGATGAGCAAAGCAACGTCTCGTGCTGATATGGTTGCCGCTATGAATCGTCATATGAAAGCGAAAAAGAACCAGAAGTCGTTGACTCGTGCCCAAGCACATATGGAAGAAGTCCAACTTTCAGAGAAATACGAAGTCGTTAATGTAAAAACAATCAATGACTCTGGCGAAGACAAAGCAATCAGCTATGGTCGAAGAAAAGGCTATAAAGACGCTGGTGTCATTGGAGATTCTCCCATCAAAGCAATGGTTCTGTTTCATCTAAAGCCTGCAGACAAGAAAGACCTTAAAGGTGCTAACATTAAAGCAGGCGAGCAAGTGTTCCGCTATGCTACTCGCTCAACAGTTTCTGGTGATATCTTCCCGCTGATTAAAGTCAATCTCAGCAAAGGCATGGTTTACTATCTCACACAAGAATCATCTTCAGGCGATATCGATGAAGTTAAATTCGAAACGCGCGGAGCTAAGTTGAAGTTTGCTCGCATGGTCTCTGGTGTTGCAGAGTCAGTTGAACTGTCTGAAAAGTCTGTATCACAAGCACAACAGAAAATGATGGGCATGGCGCTTGCATATAAGCGCGGTGAAATGGATAATGCTTCCGATGAAGTTAAGAAACTTGCGAAGTCGATGTCCGAAAAAGATTTAGAGGATTTCGCAAAAACTAAACATAAGGGGCTACCTATGAAAAAAGTAGATGAAGCAAAAGTGGACGGAGTTGAGAAGGGTTCACTTGAAGGCGATCAACATATGTGCGCGACAAAGATCATGCACAACGAGTGGAACGAAGGCACTCCACTGACTGGCGAACACGCTGTACCAGATGAGAACGGTCATGTCTCTTGGTACAAAGTAATGTTCGAACATGGCATTGAAACTGTACACGTTGATGATGAGAGTGTAACAGTATTGATGCAAGAAGGTCATGGTAGTCATAAGAAAATGAAGAAGGAATCTTTCCTATCGTTCAGTGATTATATTTCTGAGAAAAAGAAACTATCACCTGCTCAGTTAAAGCACATGGACGTTGACGATGATAACGACATTGACGGCGAAGACCTTGCTAAAATTAGAGCAAAAAAGAAATAGGAAACTAGAATGTCATCGTTTGCTGATTTAAAGAAAAAGGCTAAACAGGTAGCAAACTTGCCGCCTGTGACTGCTGGTTCTGAAAAGAGTGAAGACGGACCTAAGATCAGTAAGAAAAAATCTTTTGCTGATTTAAAGAAACAGGTCAGACAAGAAGTGGAAACACCAGCGCCTGTTGAAAAACCAAAGATCAGTAATGATATAAATACAAGAGAATTTGATTCTAAAAAAACTTATCTCGTGGTTAATGGTAAACCAAAAGAGATTAGTAAAAAATCAAAATATTTACTAGACATGTTAATCATAGAAGAGGATAACTAAAATGGCACTATGGGGTTTAACAGACGCTTCGGGGTCAGCACCTAAATATACCACGACTGCCGCTAACGGTAACACTGGTTCACAAGACTTCGGTACTGTTGTCTTTGGTGTTGATGAAAATGAATCACGGGCGGCTAGAAGCGATGGAAAAGGTTCTGTTGCTCCTGGTTGGGTACGCAAAGTAACTGGTTCTGGCGGTCGCGCTGGTCGAGTGACACACGAAACATTGGTGGCAATGTCAAGTCAAGGCGGCATTTCAACTGACGCTGAAGACGTAGCATTCCCTGATCTGAATATTGTAGTGTCTTCACAGCCAGCGGCAGTTTCAGTAACATCTCCCGCAGACGCAGTATTCACAGTGACGGCAGCTACAGTTCCAACAGGCGGAACAATCAGCTATCAGTGGCAAGTTTCTACTGATAGTGGTAGCACCTGGGCAAGTACAGTTGATGCAGACGGCACTAGTGCTACGTTGACAGTAATATCTACTGACGCTGAATACGTAACTGCGAATCAGTTCCGAGTAGTGATGACTGCAACGGGCGCAGATAGTGTAACATCTTCAGCCGCTGAATTGACTGTTGCTTAATCAATAATACCCCACACGCCTCTACTTACAAAGTATGCGCACCACGTGGGGTTTACTCTTTAGGTAGATAATGAAAATACTGAATGAGAATAATTTTTTGTTATATGCCGCCGCTAACTATACTAATAATGTGAAGTATGATATCGATGAATTCAATGAAGATTTGAATCGATTTAAGTATATAAAAAGATTGTTCTCGCGTTATACTGAGAACAAAGACTTAAAAGAAAGATTGATATTGAATCATATATTGACACTGTATAATGTATTTGAAACGAAAGCATTAACAAGAATGCTTTTCTTTAGAGTGAACGAATGTCACTGGCCACACTTAAAAACGTTCTTAATATTTTTAGGTAAAATGCCAGACAAGATTGACGCTTTAGATGCACACGGCGACATAATAAGCTCAGAGATATCAGTCGATTTGTTCATTGCAAACAGACTAAGGGAACTATAATGGCTAAAGGCGTTATTGACATATTCAACATCTACCAGTTTCTAAAGAGGCTGGTGTCACCATTTAAAAACTGGGACGCTTATAAGCTAGGTGTAATTGATGCTGATGGTAAAGTAATTTTGCCTAAAGATGAAAGAACAACAGAACAAGACAGATCATGGGGCTATTACGATAGACTTCTCGCGAATCTTAAAAAACTGCTAGGCAAGATTCCTGGCGGTAAAACAAGAATTGCATCGTTTGCCGCGGCACTGCTTCTGTTGAGAGAAGAGAATTTAGATCCAGATGATTTAGATTATCTGGAAGAATGTCTGCATGATTATATGAATCATGTTGATATGCTCATGGAAGAAGTACCAACAAATATAGCAGGCAGTGGCTCAGTCGCTGGCATTGGTGTAGGCGATGACGGTGAGCCAGGAATTAAAAAGAAGAGAAAGACAAAGCCGCTGACTAGACACTACATCGAAGTGAATGGTGTGAGGAAAAGGCAGGTACGTGGCTAGATTATATGTATTAGGTTTCATTCTGTTATTGTTAAGTGGTATTGTTGGTGGTGCGTACTATTATTATACAGATACACAGAGCAGAATTGCAACACTTACGAAAAAGAATTTAGCGTTAGAATTAGCGGCACAAGAATGTACTGATACGCTGGATCAAGTACAACAAAATTATTCTGAGATAAGAAGAAATTTGACAGCGTTACAAGCAGAGCTAAATAAATCTGAGACATATAGAAGTGAATTGCAAGATAAGTTAAGAAGACACGACTTAACGAGACTCACACTAGAGAAGCCAGGACTAATAGAAAGAAGAGTTAATGATGCAACTAAAAAAATATTTGAAGATTTGGAATCTGATACTTCTCAGTAGTGTTTTATCTGCGTGTTCGAGTCTTGAAACTGTTGTTGTAAAGACACAATACGTAGAGAAAGAGATACCAATACAGAGCAGACCGAAAGGCGTCAATCTGTATGATGTAAAACTTTATGCTGTAACAAAAGAAAATCTTGAAGAATTTTTAATCAAATATGAAGATGTACATGGTGAAGTGGTATTTTTTGCAATAAGTGTACCAGACTATGAAAATCTGTCGCTGAATGTCAGTGAATTGAAGAGATATATTGATCAGCAAAAAGCCTTAATAGTGTATTATGAAGATAGTATTAGAAATAAAGAGGAACTTCCAGAGACAACCTCGGAAGTAGTCCAGGAAGGACCAATAACTTCATTCAAAAATACACTAGGAATAGGAAAAAATGTCAGCCAATAATTCACCAGTCGAATCGTCATTCAGAAGAGCAATGGACGATAAGCGTCTCGATAGAATAGAGAAGAAGATAGATCAGCTAAGTGACGCGATGATTTCACTCGCTCGTGCTGAAGAGAAACTAATTGCCATCGAAAAAAATAATTTTGCGCAATATGAGCGTATGAATGCGCACTCTATTAAGCTGGATGACATCGAGCAGAGGCTTATTTCTTCAGAAAAATCACTAGCAATCTTTACAAAACTGTACTGGATTGCAGTATCAGTTGCGGGTGCCGCATTAGCCTCACATTTCTTCCAAAATTGATTGACAAGCCATAGGAGATTTGGTATAATCTCAGTGTAATCAATCAATTCTTAGGTAATGTTTATGTGGCTTGATAAGAAATACATTGGCATGATTTCGTCTCGTCTTGAGAAATTCAAGACAGTAAATCAGAAACTCTATAACTTCCGTTGCCCTTTCTGTGGTGACTCTCAAAAGAACAAAAGCAAAGCACGTGGATTCTTCTTCGAGAAAGATCACGGTGGCTATCTCTATCATTGTCATAACTGTAATATTACACTAGGCATAGACAAATTTCTAGAGTCTGTTGACAAAACTTTATTCAAAGAATATGTCATGGAAAAGATGGCATTGAAAGGTGGTACTCGCGTCAAGACTGACGTTGAAGTATTCGCAGACAAAATGAAGAAGCCAACTTTTATTAAGGCAACTGCTCTTAACTCACTCAAGAAAATCTCACAACTGAATTGGGATCATCCTGCTAAAAAGTATGTGTCAGAACGACTCATACCAAATGCATATCATTCTAAACTATTCTATGCGCCTAAGTTCAAGAAGTTTGTCAACTCAGTGTTACCTAATAAGTTCGAGAGTGAAGCAAATGATGAACCAAGATTGATCATACCATTTCTCGATGAAGAGAAGAATTTGTTTGGCTTTCAAGGCAGAGCATTCTCTGATAACTCGATTCGCTATATCACAATCATGCTAGATACTAGTAAGCCGAAGATTTTTAATCTGGACGCATGTGATCGAAATAAAATACACTATATATTTGAAGGGCCAATCGATGCGATGTTTGCTGAGAACTCGCTCGCTATGGCTGGTGGTTCAATCGACTGGAATTATGTGAATGAAAATTCTGTTTTTGTATATGACAATGAACCACGCTCAAAAGAAACCTGTGCTAAAATACAGAAAGTGTGTGATATGAACCACAAAGTGTGCATTTGGCCAGAGAACATAAAATCAAAAGACTTGAATTTGATGATACAAAGAAAAGAAGTGACTGATGTTAACAAGCTCTTATTCGATAATATCTCTTCTGGTCTAGAAGCAAAACTCTGCTATACTGTTTGGAAGAGAGCATGATCGACATACCCATAAAGAAATTTCCAACTCCTTTTAATCAAGACTTTCTTGATAAGTGTTTTCTACAGAAAGACGGATACAATAGACATGGAATAGTTCATGATCTAGAGTTTCTGGATTATCTGAGAGAAAATTATAAGAACATGAAATTTCGTGATGATTATCGCATGTATAACTTATTTCAAACTAGGAGATATCATACACACAGCGATGATAAGTGTGAAAAATATTTTAAAGACTTCAAAGAAAAATATGGTCTTAAAGATATGACACACTACATACTAGAGTACACAGAAGGTTCTTTCGCCAAAGTACATGAAGATAATCTTTCAGAGTTGACTTTAGTTACGTTACTCGACATTGAAGATGGAACAGTCGGCGGCGAAGTAATTACTTATGGCGGAGCATGGATTCCTAAAAAAGAAACACGCGAAAACATGGTGGTAAGTCAAGCTGAATGGTCAAAAATGTCTAAGACTGACAAGGCTGTAAAGTTGACAATGATGCCGTCAGTTGCTAAACTGAATGTTAATGAAACTATATCATATGGCAATAGAGCGCAACATGGTGTAACTCAACTAAGAACAGGCAGAAGATTAGTCCTTGTTCAATGGTGCTACTACAACTTCACCCGTGAAGAAAAAGGAGTTGATTGATTATGAAACTAGTAACAGAATTTTTTTCTAAAGAAAATAAAAGAAAAGCAATCGTATACCGAGATGAGTATCACTGGGCAGTCGCTATGTACATTAATGATAAACTTTGGAAAACAGAGTTGATTACAGACCACGCTTTGTGTTATGCTGAAGACTTAGCTGAAAACTTCGTCTTGAAATATGGAGCTTTCAAAGATGAGGTGTAAATGGATTCACTCGAACATACGTTTATCAGTCTTGCTGTAATAGTCATATCATATGCAATAGGATCATCAATAGGTTATGCTAGAGGCGCAAACGATGGCTTTGCCGACGGCGCTGAAAGTGGTATCAGCGCGATATTAGTAAAACTCCACGAATTATATGGAATGCAGTTCAAGGTTGATTTAAAAATAGATACGGAAGAAGATGAAGAACTATGAATATACAGGTAATTAAAAGAAACGGTAAGCGTGAAGAACTTGATCTGGACAAGTTTCACAGAGTAGCACAATTTGCGTGTGAAGACCTAGCGGGTGTTTCTGCTTCTGAGTTGGAAATTAAAACACACCTGCAAGTGTATAACAACATTAAGACTAAAGACATTCAAGAGACATTGATTCGAGCGGCGTCTGATTTGATTTCAGAAGAATCGCCAAACTATCAATATGTCGCTGGTCGTCTTGTCAATTATGCATTGCGCAAAGAAGTCTATGACAACTTCAATCCACTATCGCTTCACAATATTGTGTCTAGAAATGTTAGCACTGGATACTATGATAGCAATCTTCTAGAATTTTATTCTAAAGAAGAATTTATTGAACTGGATGGCCATATCAATCATGACCGCGATTTCAATCTCACGTATGCGGCAATGGAGCAGATGCGTGGCAAATATCTTGTAAAGAATCGTGTTACTGGTGAAATCTTTGAGACACCGCAGATTGCTTACATGTGTATTGCGATGACGTTGTTCTGCAAGTATGAGAAGAGCATACGTATAAAATACGTAAAAGACCTTTACGATTCTCTGAGTCTTTTCTATATCAGTCTACCAACACCTATCATGGCGGGAGTACGAACGCCTCAACGACAATTTTCGTCTTGCGTACTTATCGAGACGGACGATTCACTGGACTCTATCAATGCAACATCTTCGGCAATTGTTAAATACGTTTCTCAAAAAGCTGGTATCGGCATCGGTGCCGGTCGCATCCGTGCTGTTGGTTCTCCTATTAGGAACGGTGACACTTCTCACACTGGCGTTATCCCTTTTTATAAACTGTTCCAGAGTTCTGTTAAGTCCTGTTCACAGGGCGGTGTCAGAGGTGGCGCGGCGACTCTCTACTATCCGATCTGGCACTACGAAGTAGACGATCTACTCGTATTGAAAAACAATAAGGGTACCGAAGAGAACCGTGTTCGCCATCTAGATTACGGCGTACAGTTCAACAAAGTAATGTATGAGCGTCTGCTTTCTGGTGGTGATATCACTCTGTTCTCACCTGGCGATGTGCCTGATCTATATGAGGCTTTCTTTACTGACAATGACAAGTTCCGTGAACTCTATGAGAAATATGAGCGCGCCTATTCGATTCGTAAAAAGACTGTGAAAGCTGTTGAGTTATTCAGTGCATTCGTTCAAGAGCGTAAAGATACTGGTCGTATCTATTTGATGAATGTTGATAACGCGAATGATCATTCTTCATTTGATCCTACAGTAGCACCTATCAAGCAAAGCAATCTATGCTGTGAAATTAATCTACCTACAAAGCCGCTGGATAATATTTCGGATGAAGAAGGCGAGATTAGTCTATGCACACTCGCGGCAATCAATTGGGGTAAGATTCGCAGAGTAGAAGATTTCGAGAAGCCATGTATGCTCGCTGTTCGCTGTCTTGATGCATTGCTCGACTATCAAGATTATCCTGTACTTGCGGCACAGATCAGCACAATGAATCGTAGACCGCTTGGCGTAGGCATCATTAATTTTGCATACTGGCTTGCAAAGAATGGCACAACTTATCAAGATCCAAATCTTGAAATGATTCATCAATATACCGAAGCATGGTCGTACTACTTGATCAAAGCGTCTGTTGATCTTGCCAAAGAGAAAGGCGCTTGTCTGAAATCAGAAGAAACAAAGTACAGCAAAGGTATTCTTCCTATCGATACATACAAGAAAGACGTTGACGAACTAGTCAAGCCTGTGTATAATATGAACTGGGAAGCACTTAGGCTTGATCTGTTAGAGTACGGCATTCGAAACTCGACATTGATGGCTCTAATGCCTGCTGAAACTTCAGCGCAGATCAGTAACAGTACAAACGGCATTGAACCGCCGCGTTCGCTCGTGTCTGTGAAACAATCGAAAGATGGCATATTAAAGCAAGTCGTTCCTGAGTTTCAGCGTCTCAAGAACAAGTATGATTTGCTATGGGATCATAAGTCGCCTGATGGTTACTTGAAGATCATGGCTGTATTGCAGAAGTTTATCGATCAAGGTATTTCTGTCAATACATCCTATAATCCATTACATTATCAAGATGAAAAAATTCCATTGAGTGTACTGATTAAAGATATTCTTAACTTCTACAAATACGGTGGAAAGCAGTTGTACTACAATAACACTTATGATGGTGCAGGTGAAGTTGAAGATAAAACTACTACGCCACTGTCTAGCACTGACTCTCAAGATGATTGTGAATCGTGCAAAATTTAAGATTATAAATATCTAGCAATCTAATTTTTGGAGAAACAAAATGAGTCTTTCGGTAATCGATCTTACAACACATCCAGACATTGATACTAAAGTATCAATGATGACATCTGACTTGATGTTCGGTGATGTGCCGTTTAATAGTTTGACACCACTTTATATTGAATCAAAGTCCGAATTTGAGTATGGTAGAGTTTCAGTTATAACTCCTAATAATCCAGGACATTCACTTATGTTGAATCATGCTCAAAATATTGCTGGAGCATATGATTTTCAGGCAGTACTCGGAATGTTCATGATAATTTCACCCGACGTCCCTAGCCATACAACAAATTTATTTGTTAATTCTAGTTGTATGCTTTTTTCTTTTGATCTAGATACTGTATCTAATGCTATCGAATATGGAACAGTTGGTCAAGAAGATTTAACGCTTGATACAGAAGTTATTAACGTGACTATTAATGGTGTTGAAACACAAACTGGTAGTATAGCCAAAACAACATTGACTAATGAGATTGAAGAATTAAGTAGTCAAGTTTTGCCCAGGCATTCAATTATATCTGGAACCGCATTTAAAGTTAACAGAGTTTTTGCAAACAGACAAGCGAGTATTCTAGTAACGCTTCAGTAAAGGAATATATTATGAAAGTAACTTTGATTAGTCACAGTACATGTGACGCTAGTATTTTGCCTGTTACCACAAATGCCCAACGAGATAAAGACATAGAAAATCTTGTAGCATATTGTGCGCGAGTGAGTAACCCTAGCAATCAGATAAATGTCGAAACTAACGACAGACTTCTAAATTATCTCATCAAACATAAACACTGGTCACCTTTCGAGATGGTCAGTGTGTGTTTGGAGATTGAAACCACACGCGACATCGCACGACAGATTCTACGACACCGCAGTTTTTCTTTTCAAGAATTTAGTCAGAGGTATGCGGATGTATCTGATCTCGGAAATATGTTCGAGCATCGTGAAGCAAGACTTCAAGATCCAAAGAATCGACAAAACAGCATTGAGTTGAATCTAGAAAACGTAGGAAAAGGCGGCGAAGGAGTTGACAGTACAAGTGAAGAGATGTTAGCAAGACAATGGTATGAGAAACAAACAGAGGTTATGAATATCGCATCGAAAGCATATAAATGGGCATTAGCGAATGGAATTGCAAAAGAGCAAGCACGATGTGTTTTACCAGAGGGTAATACTAAATCCCGCATGTACGTGAATGGAACGCTACGATCTTGGATACACTACATAGAATTACGTAAAGAAAATGGTACACAGAAAGAGCATATGGCTATTGCAAAAGAATGCGCTAAGGTCATTTCACAAATTTATCCTATTAACGCATAAGAGATAACGATGTCTGTATTTAATCCTCGAAAAATAGATAGCACAACACAGCCAGCATTTTTTGGTGCACCTGTCAACATCGCACGATACGATAAACAGAAATATAATATTTTTGAGAAATTAACTGATAAGCAGTTGGGATTCTTTTGGCGACCAGAAGAAGTTGATATCAGTCGTGATAGTAAAGATTTCAAAGCACTGACTGATCACGAGCAACACATTTTCACTAGCAATCTAAAGCGACAGATTCTTCTTGACTCTGTTCAAGGCCGAGCGCCAGTCGAAGCATTGTTGCCAATCTGTTCATTGCCAGAATTAGAGAACTGGATTCTTACATGGTCATTCAGTGAAACGATTCACTCACGGTCATACACTCACATCATTCGAAACATCTACAGTGATCCATCTAAGGTGTTTGATGAGATGTTGGATCTAAAAGAAATTGTAGACTGTGCTAATTCTATTTCTAAACATTACGACAATCTTATCACTCTCACCGATAATAGAGAGAAGTATGGCACTTACGCACACAAGAAGGCTTTGTGGCGCTGTCTGAATGCTGTAAATGCTCTTGAAGGCATTCGCTTCTATGTGTCCTTTGCGTGTTCATGGGCATTCGCTGAGTTAAAGAAGATGGAAGGCAATGCTAAGATCATTAAGTTTATTGCGCGTGATGAGAATGTACACCTAGCATCGACACAGCAATTGCTTAAAATTCTACCACGCGAAGATAAAGATTTTGAGAAGATTGCAGAAGAATGTCAGGAAGAAGTTCGTGCAATATTCAATGAAGTTATAGAACAAGAAAAGACATGGGCAAAGTATCTATTCAAAGACGGTACAATGATCGGATTGAATGAAGCATTGCTATCAGAATATGTAGACTGGATTGCTAACAAAAGAATGTATGCTGTCGGTCTATCGACAAATCGAGGCGGTAGTAATCCACTGCCTTGGACAGAGAAGTGGATTAGCGGTGCGAATGTTCAAGTTGCACCACAAGAGACTGAAATTACATCATACATTGTCGGTGGTATTGTACAGGATATAGGAGAAGAAACGTTTAAAGGATTTTCTTTATGATAAAGAAAAGTATCAAATGCATGTCTTGCGAAACAAGATGTGATATAATAATAACACAGTCAAACTTCGAAGATGAAGAAATAGAAGTTAAATATTGTCCTGTATGCAGTTGTGATATCGATGACGGCATGGATACGTTGTTTGATGAGGCCATGGACTGGAGTTGATGTATTCTAATCCGTGGTATTATGAGGAAAAAATATTTGATCCAGACGATGAATTTCTAGCACCATATGCTGGGTTTGTGTACATTATAATTGACAATGTAAACAATAAGAAATACATCGGCAAAAAGTTTTTCTGGTCTACAAAGAAACTTCCTCCACTTAAAGGAAAAACCAGAAGAAGGATCAAGACTGTACAGTCCGACTGGAAAAAATATTGGGGCTCAAGTAACGAATTGCTTGAGCAAATAGAGAAACATGGTCTTGACAAGTTCGAAAGATATGTGTTAAGATTGTGTAATACAAAATCAGAATGTGCATATTATGAAATGAAAGAACAGATGGACAGAGATGTTCTCCTGACGCATGAGTACTATAATGGTTTTGTTGGTGGAAAAATAAACGGTAGAAATCTACTAAAGGAGTGAGTTATGTTAGAAATGATTTTCTGGGTAGCAGTGGGCGCATTGATTGGTTGGAACTTTCCTCAGCCAGCATTTGCAAAAGCATTTCAAGATAAGATTGTGAGTTGGTTTAAAGGCACAGGTGAATAAAAATGTACACAGTTTATAGTAAAGAGAATTGTGGCTATTGTGTAGCCGCGATCGGTTTACTTGATATTAATTCTAAAAATTATAAAGTGATCAAGGTTGGCGAAGACATTACGCGGGAGGAATTCTTAGACGAATATCCTGATGTACGAACAATGCCTTTCATTCTAGCTGAAGATGGCGATGTCATCGGCGGTTTCAAATCTCTACAGGAGCATCTAGATCAATGAATAAAGTGACAAAAATCAAAAAGACGAATCAGACTGTTTATCCCATGGGATCAAGCGGCTCTATGCACACGCTGGTATTGAAGCCTTTTGATTTCACATCTAAGCGTGGAAGTCGTGGTGAGTTGATGCGCGTTAAGAACAGTAATCTAATTTCAGTGAATGAATACGCTGGCTAATTAAGGATTTATCATGGCAGAGATTATTAATGGCGAATTCATTCGCAATGAAACTAATATGAAATCAATGGGTGGCACTGAGCGCATGACAATGGAACTTGCCAAGCGTATCGACAAAGAGCTACTCAAAGAGTTTCAAATTGTTTCGTCTCGCGTTAAAACTCCACTCAACAAAGATAAGATTCGAATCTTCTGGGCACATGATTTGCCAGGAGATCCTGAGTCTGAGTTCATTCGCAACGTTAACATTCGTGATCAGTTTCACAAATATGTTTTCGTATCAAACTGGCAAATGCAACAATACATTCAGCAATATGATCTACCTTGGTCTAAATGTGTTGTAATGCATAACGCTATCACACCAATCGAGCCGCATGAAAAACCATCGACCGAAGAAGGTATTCGAATCGTTTATACTCCTACGCCACATCGTGGACTAAACATTCTTTTGCCTGTGTTTGAGAGTCTTGCAAAGAAACATGAAAATATTCATCTAGATGTCTTCTCATCATTTGGATTATATGGCTGGGATCAAAGAGACGAGGACTATAAGAATCTATTTGATGCCATCGATGCTCATCCTAATATGACAAATCATGGCACCGTTGATAATGAAGTTATTCGTGATCATCTGAAGAAATCTCATATCTTTGCTTATCCTTCAATCTGGCCTGAAACATCATGTCTCTGCTTGATGGAAGCAATGAGTGCTGGTCTTCTATGTGTACATTCAAACTATGCGGCTCTCTATGAGACTGCTGGACATTGGACGCACATGTATCAGTACCATGAAGATGTAAATCGCCATGCTGGTCTATTTCACAATGTTCTTGATATTGCAATCAGTAACTATTCAAGAATGGCTGATAGAACTGGACCGATGCAAGGTTATATCAATGCATTTCATAACTGGGATTCGAGAGCCGCTGAGTGGACTTCACTGCTGAATGCATTGAAGCACCAAATCGAAGATCGATCATTTCCAGCTGAAGTCTTTAAGTATTCTGCATGACAGCCGAAAACGGTAACAATGTTTACGATTTCATTGCAATCAAAAAACGTAAGCAGAAAGAAAAAGAACCAGGTGTCACTCTTACCAGTTATAGTGTCGAGGTAATCGATGAATTGTGTCAAGATGTGACATCTGATATCCTTTCTTTTTTGATGGAAGAAAATATTCTACCAGATGACTTCTCTGACTCATATACAAGCGATATAGCATTGTTGTATGAATCTTTGAAGTCATTCGTCTATAATACTGATAATTCCTATCATCCTTTGCAGTCCATGGCGTATACATTGTACGACTTTGATGACGGTGAAGAGGAAAAACAGCTATGTTTCGACTTCTACAAAGAGGTTGACAGTGACACGGAGAATGATGTATAATTACTGTAATACAGTGACTATATTAATCGGAGAAATTTTGTGATTATTTTAGACTTAAACCAAGTGATGATATCTAACCTGATGATGTCACTTCAAGGTCATTCCATAGATGTCGATGAGAATCTACTTCGGCATATGATACTCAACTCAATCCGTATGAATCGTGTAAAGTTTGGTTCTGAATACGGCGAACTCGTAATTGCCTGTGATGATAAGAATTACTGGCGCAAGCAACTCTTTCCTTACTACAAAGCGTCCCGTCGGAAGAACAGAGAAAAATCTGATCTTGACTGGAACAGCATCTTTACCTCACTCAACAAAATTCGTGATGAGATCAAAGAGTATTTTCCCTATCGTGTCATACAATCAGAACATGCTGAAGCAGACGATATCATCGGTGTACTCTGCTACGAATATGGCATGCCAGTCGGTGGTGATCCTATTTTGATTCTGTCAGGCGACAAAGACTTCCAACAGTTGCAGAAGTTCGCAAATGTCGAGCAATATGATCCTGTACGGAAGCGTTGGCTTCGATGCAACGATCCAGCACAATTTCTTCTAGAACATGTTCTACGTGGAGATTCTGGTGACGGTGTTCCTAATGTGTTATCACCTGACGATACATTCGTTAGTGGTGGTCGACAGAAGCCCATTCGAGCAAAATTCATTGATGCAGTTCTATCTGCTGATTGGCCAGAAGACTGTACCTTATTCACCAGCGAAATTACTCGCAACTATCATCGCAACGTTAAACTGATTGATCTGAGCAATACACCAGATAATATCAGAGAAGACGTTCTCACACAGTTTGGTGAGCAAGAAGGCAAGAGCCGAAAAGACTTGTTCAATTACTTCATTAAGAACAAACTGAAACTTTTAACTGAATGTATATCGGAGTTTTAAAATGCCATTACCATTAGTCAGTACTGTCTTGAAAGAGGTATCAGAGAAGAAGACAACGAAAGAGAAAGTAGATCATCTACTCTATCATCGAGGAAACAAAGTGATGATTTCATTATTGAAATACGCATTTGATCCAAGAGTCGAGTTTGATCTTCCAGAAGGTTCACCTCCATACAAAGAAGACAAAGTACTTGAGAACAATGAGTCTGGTCTGTATGGTCGCTTTCGTAGTTTCTATATCTTTCTAAAAGGTGGTTCGCCTGGTCTGACACAGCCTAAGCGCGAGATGCTATTCATTGAGCTACTGGAAAGTATTCATCCAGATGAGGCGAAATTGATACTTGCAGTGAAAGATAAGAAACTTCCGTATAAAGGTATTACTGCTAAGACTGTAGAAAAGGCCTTTCCTGGCCTGATTGACTCATAAGGAGATGTGAGATGAGTAAGACAAAGAAAGATAAGTTTAATCGTTCAGATGATCGCCGCTTTGTTGATGGCGCATATGCACAACGAAACACTTCTTTCGAAGCCCGCGAAGAAAAAAAGATGAAGAATATTTTCAGATCAGGCAATCTAGATATCGATACAATCATGGAACTAGAAGAAGAAGATTTCTTCTATGAAAACAACTAGGATATAAATACAAGCATATGCCAATCTATACTTTCAAAAATAAAGACACCGATGAACCATTGTTCGAGGTGTCTCTTCGCATATCGGAACTTGATCAATTCAAGGCCGACAATCCGCATCTCCAGCAAATCATCACTGGAGCACCATCGATGGCTCGTGACGCTGGCAATAAAAAGCCAGACGAGGGCTTTCGTGACGTTCTAAAATCAATCAAAAAAGCATCTGGTAGAGGAAACAATATTAACACATTCTAGGCGAACTTATGAAACCTGAAATTTTTGTCCCAAACTTTCTTACTGATAAAGAGGTAAAAAGTGTGCTAAGGTCAGTGTTAGAACTAAAGAAATATTGGGTTCCATTTGATAAAATGTATCCAGAATGGGGTATGCTTCCTCTAGGTTTATACTATATACCGTCACAGAAATATATATGGAAAATGAAGCCGATCATGAAAAACTCATTCGATTGGTTGTACGTGAAACTTAAGGAAGTATTTAATTCTGATTACCATGACGATTTAAGTTATCCTGGATTTCATGTCTTTGCTAGACCAGGCGAGAAAACTTCTTTAAATTTTCACATAGATGGATTTGATCATCCATTAATCAGGCACACGAAAATAACTTCTTATATTTTACCTATTACACTTCCAAAAGAAAAAACAGGTTTGATTTATTCTGTCGATAACAATTTAACTAATAGGGAGGCGAAGGAAGACGGCAAAGAATATCAGACGTTCTATTATAATGTAGGCGATCTGTGTACTTGGGATGGAAATCTACAACATTCAATGGGAACTTTTAACATAGGAGAAAACGAAAGCCGAATCACACTTCAATTTCATGTGAGTGATGCAGGCTATATTTTTTGGTAATTACAATAATAACCAACATAGGGAAAGAGTATATGGCGCTTTCAAAGAAACAAAGACGATCACTGAGACGACAAGGTATTTTAGATGATCGTGACACTGTTCCACAGAGAGGCATGAAACTTCGCGAAATCACACCAAAAACCGACAACCAGCAAAGTGCTTTTGAGGCATACGATAACGATAAGCACATTTTGTTACATGGTTCACCAGGCACAGGCAAAACTTTTTTAAGCCTGTATCTTGCTTTCTTCGACTTATTCGAGTATCATGATAATACTAAGGATAAAGTCGTTGTCATTCGCTCCGCGCAACCATCTAAAGACATAGGGTTCTTACCAGGAACTGAGACACAAAAGATGGCGAACTACGAAGCACCTTATAAAAACATTTGCTCAGAACTTTTTAACAGAGGAGATGCTTACGATATTCTGAAGCAAAAAGGTTTGTTTGAATTTCAGTCTACATCGTTTCTCAGAGGAACGACACTAGACAACTGTATCATCATACTAGACGAGGCACAGAACTTATCTTACATGGAGCTTAAAACAGTTTTAACTCGTGTTGGTGATAGCTCACGTATCATTATTTGTGGTGATATTTTACAGGATGATCTAACGAGTGCCAGATACAGTCAAGAATCTGGACTTCAAGGAATCATGAAAATTTTTAATAGAATGGATTGCATGGCTCATATCGAGTTCGGCATTGATGACATTGTACGTTCAGGCTTTGTACGAGATTTCATCATTGCAGAACATGAACTTGGTGCATATAATCCAAGAGAGATGCTAAGGGCAGTGTAATGAAAACTTTTGATTATGAATTGTTTGAGCCTAAAAAACTCAATCGAAAGAATGTGGACGGAAAACGACTGTACGTGACTGAGAGCGGAGAAAAATATCCATCGGTCACTACAGTCCTTTCTTATTTTAGCAAAAAGAGTATTTACCGCTGGCGACAACGTGTAGGCGCTGAAGAAGCAAACAAAGTATCTGCGCAAGCGTCTAGAGCAGGCACAGAGGTTCATAATATCGCGGAAATGTATACTCTCGGTACACTAAATCAGAAAAAAGTAAACCCGATTGCTCTTTCTACCTTTCGAACTATTCAACCTTATCTCGATGAGAATGTCGATACAATCTATGGTATCGAATTGCAAATGTATTCTGACGCACTTCGAACGGCTGGTACTGCTGACCTGATCTGTAAGTATAACGGCAAGAATACGATGCTCGACTTCAAGACATCGAAGCGCGTTAAGAAGAAAGAAGACATCACAACATACTTCATGCAAGCCGCGGCATATTCTGTCATGGTAAAAGAATTGTATGACATGGACATTGAGCAAGTAGTGATATTGATGGCAGTACATCAAGGTGAGCCTATTGTGTTCGTAGAGCCGATCGATGACTATATAAAGATGACAAAAAAGTTTTTCGATCTATACAACAGAGGTATGCTCGGTGAAGATTTTTAGAAAAGAGTTTGTTACATCTCCCGTTTACGAGGAGAGCAGTGTCGAAGTAACGTACATCAAACGATACATGTTTGACTTCGCACGAAATTTCTGTATCAACTTCATTGAAGGAGATGATTCGTTTCCTCACCTTCACAATCATCCATGGGACTACTTCACACTGATACTTTGGGGCGGTTACTTCGAGACAGTCAATGAAGACGGCAAAGAAGTAACGAAGAGACGAGGTCCAGGATATTTCTCGTTCCGTAAATACAGCGACTTTCATCGTATTCGTCCCATAGGCAAAAGAGCAATCACGCTATTCTGGCGAGGCAAGATGAAACAGCCATCGACTCAGTTTCTAGTAGACGGTAAGCCCATGCGCGACATGAAATATTGGATGAAACAGGGCTATAGTAAGGAATACGTCAAAAAGCGACTAGTCAAAGACGGTCTTGTCTGATCGATAAAATCGATCAATTTGTGACTTTTTAACAAAAATAATCATAATTTTTATCAAAATATTTCTTGACTCTCGATCAAATTCCATTATAATTGTAACTGTAATGATGATTGAGGTGATTCTATGTTGGTTCTTTGTTCTACTGTCTCTGCTATGAAAAACGATCTCCGCGCTCAGGATGATCGCTGGACCGATGAGGTGCTGATGAAGTACAGTAGCTATCTCATTAAGAGAAACAGTCAGGCCAACGGTGGCCGTCTTTGTAGTACTCAAGATAGTCAACGTTCTAAGGTCTACCAGTCTGAATGGGCGTTCCAGCGCAAGTTCGGCAATGGTCAAGAGTTCAAGACTATGAAGCAAGCAGAACGCTACCTGCAGAAGGTGATGCGCTCCAAAGCATGGGAGAAGCTCGCTGATGGTAAGCGATGCTATCTCGGCACCATTCAAGGTCGTGCGAATCAGCGCACTGCTGGTCGCGCTCACTACGGTGGTCGAATCGAACTGTCGCCAGCTGGTATGAATGAGTACACTCTCCTGCATGAGCTGGCTCACCAGTCAGGCAACATGCACCACGATGTCGGTTTCCGTCAAGACTTACTTGCCCTCGTGTCTCGCTTTATGGGTCGTGAGGCAGCCGGTATGCTCAAGGCAGAGTTCAAAGAGCGCAAGCTGAAGCTGACTATTCCCAAGGCGAAGTCGCCCGAGGCATGGCTTGAGTCATACTACCGCGCTCAGAAGATGCGCGCCAGCTTATAAGAAAAAGTTCTAAGGAACTCGATTCTTATGCGAAAATATTCTAAAAAAAATTCAATTTTCTTGAGAAAAAATGTCAATAAAATCAATCACTTACGAGCGTCAAAAAACTTCAATAAAATCAATAACTTGGCGCTTGTGTTTTTTGGCTACCTATGAGATAATTACCTTGTAATGAGAGATGAGGTTATTGAGATGAAAGAGTTGATTGGTCGTGAAGTTGAGGGTTACTGGGGTTGTGAACACCCTTCATCGTTTGGCGTGATCTACGGTCGCGAAGGCAATGAAGTGTTGATTCGTTGGTCTAACGGTGCGAGTTTCCGCTGTGAAGCCGCCCGTCTTCGAAACGGTATCCCTGGCGCTGTCGGCATCTACTTGTCTTAAGGAGAGAGTGTAATGTTTAGAATTCCCCATTTTTACCAGAATGACGATTTGAGTTTTCAAGAGGCATGGGATATCATGACTCGTCATGGTCGCGGTGACTGTCTCGAAGGCATGAAAGCGATGGACCGAATGTGGTCTGAGTACTGTGCTTCTCCCGACCAAGATGATGATGAGTTGTTTCGCAACTGGCAGTATGAGTTCAATGCCTACAACATCGTCTACGCTGGTATGTCTGAACTGTTCGCACCGAAGGAGGTTGCGTAATGATTAGTTTTGTTTCTGTTTGCGAAGGTTGCATCGAATTGATCGACCACAACGGTGATTGGGTTGCCACGTATCGTAGTCCTGCCATGATCGCCGAAGCGATTATGAACAATGGTGGTCCTGATCGTGTGATCTATAAGTCTTCAGACTGGGACGAAGCAACTGCCTTCGGGTTCGACTCTCAAGAAGAGTTAGAAGGCATCTGGAAAAAAGTTTGCGATTATCTGTAAGGAGTTTGTTATGAGTTATTCATTGTTAGGTGAATCGAATGTTTTCGGTACTAGTCTTCAAGGCTATGTGTCTGCGAACTATCATGATCTGGTCGAGTTGCTAGGTGAGCCTACTTACATGGAACCATCGGGTGACGATAAGGTCACTACTGAGTGGTTGTTGGACTTCGAAGACGAAGATGACGGCGACATCGTTCCAGTGACTATCTATGACTGGAAGGAGTTCAGCCTGCGGTGTCGCGAAGATGCAGTATACAACTGGCACATCGGTGGCAAGTCTTTGCGGGCTGTCGATGCTATTCGAACTTTTCTTGAAGAAAATATGCAAAATTCACGCTTGACAGGCTGAATTTTTCCTGAGATAATTATCTCATAGTGTGGTAAAACGTTAATTGATGAGGAAATCGTTATGAGTCATGAAATCGAAATGCTGAACGGCCAAGCACAAATGGCCTACGTTGGTGAAGTGCCTTGGCACGGCCTCGGTGTTAAAGTTGATGACAATCTCACTCCGCGTGAGATGATGGAAGCGGCTGGTCTTGACTGGTCTGTCGAGAAAGAAAATGTCTTCTACTCGCGCAATGGCGAAATGGTCCGCGCACCGAAGCGTCAGGCGCTCGTTCGCTCTTCTGATAACAAGTATCTAGATATCGTCTCTGACAACTGGATCCCTGTTCAGAATGAAGAGGCTTTCGAGTTCTTTGATGAGTACACCAAGACTGGTGGCATGTCAATGCACACTGCTGGTTCACTCAAAGACGGTCAGATCATTTGGGGTCTGGCGAAAGTCAACGAGTCCTTCAGTCTCTTTGGCGGCAAAGATGAGGTAGAATCTTATCTCTTGTTGTCTAACCCTCACAACTACGGCAAGGGTGTCGATATTCGATTCACTCCGATCCGTGTTGTATGCAACAACACTCTGTCTCTGTCTCTTGAAGGCAAGGCATCGTTGGGTATCTCACTGAATCACCGCGCATCGTTCGATGCTGAGAAAGTGAAGTTGGCGCTCAATGAAGCCCATGAGAAGATGGACAAGTATCGCGAGATGGCACAGTTTCTCTCTGAGAAGCGGTACACTCAAGATAACCTGTTCGAATACTTTGCGCGAGTCTTTCCGAAGACGACCACGAAGTCGGGTGCTGTGTCTTTTGATGAACTGATGAAGCAGTTTAAGAAAGGCGAAAAGGTTGTCTCTCGTAATGCTCAAGAGGCAATGCAAGTGGTAGAAACACAGCCTGGCGCTGAGTTTGGTGCTGGTTCATGGTGGTCTGCTTACAATGCAGTCACTTATATGACCAATCACATGACGGGTCACAATCCCGACACTCGTATGCAGTCTGTGTGGTACGGCTCTAACAAAGACCGTAACATTAACGCTCTGGGTCTGGCAGTAGAGTACGCCGAAGCGGCATAATACTGTCCACTTTGGCTGGAGTTCGCTCCAGCCTTTTTTCACATCTGATAAATAGTATTTCAACAGAACTAGGAGAAATTCAATGCTGGATATGATTAGAAACTTTGTTCTTCAAATATTGAATATGGCATTTCCGCCCCGTGATCCTTTCGAGGGCATTGATACAGTCGATACAACTGCTGAGGAAGACATAGCCGAATATCGAGTTACTTTTCCTGATGTCAAGACTGAAGAAGAACTGAATGCAATGACTAAGGCACAGTTGGTCGAATACGCGGAAGGCTTTGGACTCGAAGTACTGAAGATGTCGTGGACAAAGAAGCGTATGGTCGTTGAAATCTGTGCGAATGGTCTTGCGCGAGGTGACTCTTGATTGCTATCTTCAAGGATGATGATCCGCAGATAGCCGCGGTTTCAACTTTCATCGAAGACATTGAAAAACTCACAAATGGCAACGAAATCTATTTCATGGATGCCGTTGTGTTGTACTGTGAGAACAACAATATTGAGATTG